CTCAAGTGGATATAGCGCTTGGTGCCGCCCTGAATCAGGTCGTCATAGATGGCCGCAGAGCCTTCGGGCTTCTCAGGCATCACCCCGACGCCCGCCATCTCCACTTCGTCTTCAAACGCCTGAGTAGAGTTCTCTACGTTGAAGACATGGGTATATTCCTCTTCGCGCATCTGGAGGTCAAGGAAGTGCAAAAACCAGTGATGCACTCCCGGAGCCAAAGTCTGCGCGAATTGACCGCGTACCATCATGAGAGTTAGTCTCCTATGTCCGCTTACACGAACAAGTTCTGCTGCGTCCGCAGCGGATCAAATACAAAAAGCACCCGAGTGCCAGCACCCGGAGTATCCCTAGGATCAAGGCCAACCACAGTCAGCACCGTATTGGTGCCCACCGTAGACTTGCCCTTATCCACGTACCAGAAGTTGCCGCCCGTATCTACAGTCAGGCCATACTGCTTGCCCACATCCGTAGCCGCCGGGGTCGCCGTATTGCCCGTGTTGCCAAACGTGGCGCTAAACACCAAGGTCGGCGTCAACAGTACCAAGCCAACACGCCCATCATTGATAGGCGCACCATGGGCAATATTTTTCGCGCTCGACTGGTTAGGCACCGAGCCGAACGTTCCGGCTACCGCGCCCACACCCGTAAAGGGCTGAAGGGGAGAAGGAGCGCCAGCGCCAGTCGCGCTAAGGTTGGAGGCCGCCTCATAGGCGATACCACAAATGGCTCCAATCAGAGCACCGGTCTGAACCGTCACGTTGGTTCCAGCAGTTCCGTCCCAAGCCTTAATGCCGCCGTCGGCCGCCGTGATTTCAACCGGAGTACCGGCCTTAAAAGTCTGGCTCAGTTCCTCGATCAGCCTAACAGCAGCAAAGCCGTTAGCGCTGGTGTCCTGAACCGGCAAAATGGGGATCGCAGTGATAGCCACTTATAACTCCTAGTCCTTCTTCGCTTTAGAGCGAATTTCATCAACCGCCGCCCGAGCTGCATCGACACGGCCAGTCCTTGTAGAATCATCAATAATCGCATCAGCATTGGTCGGAATAAACGGCTGGGCCATGTTGGACCGCTGATACGGCTCCTGAGCCACGCTGACCCTCTTCGGCGTCTGGTCGCTCATCACGTCACTATTGGCCCCATCCATGTAAATGCCCCGCGCCCGTGTCAGGGCGAAAGCCTTCTCCATGTTGAACTTCATGGCCTCTTCATAACGCGCCTTAGGAATCTTCATCAAAATCAAGTCGAACGCTGTAATCTCGCCATTGCCCGCCGAAACATCCCCACCCAACAGGTCAACATCATCCGTGGTTGCATTGGTAAACCCCTGCGCCCGTCTCATCTGGTACATGAGACCGCCCTTCGCACTCCGGTTAACCCACCGATACTGGTACTCAAGGTTCTTTACATGAACCGAGCACACCTCAGGGGCCGATAGAGGCCGGGCCACAATAGATTTATCGAAGAGAATAGAGAGTTCAGGAGAGACTTGCTGCGGCGCTTTAGAGGCTACCGCTACGTTCGCGTTCACATCCGTGACGATCTTTTCGCCGAGCTTAGTTCCAGTCTGTGTGGAAAGTGACACTCATTATTGTCCGTCCTTGTCACCCCGGTTATCCCGGCTGCTCAAAGGCTTGATCGTCTCGCTCTTTCGAGCTATAACAAACCGACCCCCTTCAAATTTAAGCTCCAGCGATCCATAGAACCTATCCCGCTGCGCCTCAATCACCAACTGCTCAATAGTAGGGTCGATCTTCATGGGTTGTTCCCAACATACCCATTATACCACCTTGCCCAGCTTGTCAAGGGGACCCAACATGGTTGATCCCCTCCCTCACACTAACCCAGCTAAACCACCACCCGTAGCTTGGCCAACGTGGGAACATTAGTTGACAAACTTGGCCTTGGCGATGGCTTTCTTGGCGTCGGCCACTGATACACCCATGCGGGCAGAAAGACGAGCCTGTTCGGGGGTTAGCCCCTCAAGCGCATCCGGGATGGTCGTCCCGCCACTACCGTCGCCACCGGCGGTCTCCAAGAAGAAGGTCTTGTTCTTCCCGTCAAAGCGCATACCGGCCGCCACAGCCGCCTGCCCGATAATCATATTGACCACGTTGCGGATGTAGTCCGGGTCGCCCCGCAGCGGCCGAACCCCGCCCTGACCGTCCGGCTGCACCAAAGCGCTGCCATCCAGTTGGGCGTTGATCTTGGCCTCGAACTGCTGCCACATATCGCCAAACCCCTGCCGCTCATACTCCCGGCGGATGTCCTGTCGCACCATGCGGGCCTCAAGCTCGTACTGCCGCAGCATGACCGGCCCCACCCGCGCAGCAAACGCGGCATCCTCATTGTCCCAAACCGACGGCACTTCGGTCGGCTCAGCCGGGCGCTCCGGCCGCTTGTTGGCCTGCTCGAACTGCTCAAGCCTCTGCGTGACCGAGTTCTTGAAATCAGTGAATCCATCGACCAGCGGCTTAAGGCTCTCCGCGATCAACTCAGCCGGGCTTTTGGCGGGGGTCTCAACCACCTTGGGGTCCCCTTCTCCTGCTTCGGCGTTAGTCGTCTTATTCTGGTTCCAAATTCCCATCGTACTTCTCCAAGGCGTTGACAACGCCTAAAATCTCTTCTTCTAATCCTAACATAAGGTCATAGGCATGAACATTACCACATGCCTCATCTCTAACCGCTTGGCTCTTGCTGGTGTCCATCGCCACATCACTAGCGTGGCGGCGGAGCTGCTCCACCCCCCGCAAAAGCGCTTGCCATGTTCCCGCCCGGAATAGCTCCCGCAGGCCCTCCACTGGCTGATGGAGTAGCTCCCGCCATGGGTGCCCCTCCGGGGGCCATTCCCCCTTGCGCCATTGGGCCGCCCGCTTGCGGTTGTTCTCCTCCACCGATCTTTGCCTCCGGGACAAAGAGGTCTGGTTGTTCGTATCCAAAGTCATGCACCACCTTTTTATGAAACATCTCGCTAGCCAGAATCGTCTTGATGAAATAGTCTTTCGTCTCTGGCGGGATCATCGGATTGCCGAGCGCCTGAAGCAACTGCCCAACCGCCGTATAATGGCGCTGGAGCAGCCCGGCCATCAACATACCAGTCTGCTTCTCCACCTCGCGGTTCAAACTGCCGGTGGCCGCCCGAATCGGGATGGCCATGTTGCCGCGCTCAAACAAATCTAACGCCTCGGTCAGCCGCTTCGAGTCCAGCCCGAACATCTGCTCTTTACCGTCCGTGCCAAACTTCGCGTAGAGCCGTACCAGAGCGTGGCCAAGGATGACGTGGAAATGCCGGAACTCGCTGGTGGTATAGCCCACCACGCTGTTGTTCTCCTGCATCACGGCGAGGGTGCCTTGGGCGCTATAGTTCTGGCCCTTGCCCTTCATGATGCCGCCGGTGCCAGCGCCGCTCACCGCTGGGCTAATGCCAGCGCGACGCGCCACCAGCCCTAAGGTCATCTCCTCGTTCTTGAAGGTGCTGGGGTAGACGTCTCCTACTTGGATGCTTTCGATCTCGTCTTTCTCTCCGACGAGAAGGGCGGCCGGATAAAGCTCCATATTGGAGTCGAGTGCTCTTGCCCTTGGAGACACGCGCAGAGCACGAATATTAGCCACAGTAGCGTTATCAAGCCGCTGGTTATGCGTGGTAGAAAGCTCCTCTTGATAGTTCTCAAGAAGCTCCGCATATCCATGACCGTAAAGCCCATCAGTGTTATATCCCCGCTTGGCCCGCTTAATGGGCAAATCATTATCTGGTAGAAAATTGAAGACCTTCCTTAGAACCTTTTTGGTCTTCTTGTGGTAGGTGAAGATCACCCTGAACTTGCGCTTGGGATTGCCCGCCCACCAGCCAAAGTAACACTCATAAACGTCCCACTCAGCCGTCGAGTCAGGATACGATGGGCTAGCAATACCCTGCTGAGAAAGTTCCTGCTGCGTCTGCTGTGTTGGGCTGCTACGGTCTGGGCTGTCCATTATCGAGTCAACCACCTTAGCATCGTATGCACCAGTGAAGCCGCGCTCCAGCAGCGCCCGTCGCTTCAACGTTCGGCGCTTCGCCACAAACTCTGCATCATTCAGGGTAGGCGCGGCCCCATCCGCCAAGATGTCTTCGTGGCGTGGCTTAGTCACCCGTGGCCCATGATAGATAGTGCTCTCCGTGGCCTTAAGCCGCTTGGAGTTGGCCGAGTCATACCCAACCACCACCGCCTCAACCTGATCCTCTAGCGTTAGGACAGCAAATCCCGTACCCAGCTTAGCAGCGTCAGTAAACACTTCAGCTTCAACTCGCTGTAGGTCAAGCTGATAAGGCTCAAAACCAACGAGGTCCATAAAGTCCTCAAGAGTGCGCTTCCTCTCCTCGTTAGCTCGTTTCTCGGCATCGCTGTTCGTCTTCGCGTAATTTTGAAAAACCCAAAGGGGATGTGTCGCCCAAATCAAACCCATCACCCGCGCCGTCATTGTATCGACTGTCTCGCCAATCACCTGCACTACAGTATTGGCGGCATTGGAGAAGGGAAAATTCCTACTCTTCTCCGCAGGCTCCCCAAGATACAACTTGCGCCACTTGGGAATCTTATTCTGATGCAACTCCCTATGGCTCTGGATCAACCATTCAAGCTGCTGCTCGACATACCTCTCCATCTCCTCGTTGACATCCTTGCCGAAGTCCACGTTGACGAGTTGGAATACATTATCGGGCATTAGCAGCAGCACCCGCTCCACGATTTGTCGTCGGCCACCTCTTCCAACTCAAACATGGGCGCAGTATAAAGTTTGTTATAGTGAGGGCAGCCTTTATTCAAACAGCGCAAGATGACGCCCTCCCTTTGCAGAGCTTGACCGCAGGGACAGTATAAAACTACCCCAACCACGGCCATCATAACTTAGCTCCCTGACCCGGCTTCGGGGGCGGCGGTTGCGTTGGATTCTGGGGCTGGCTCTTGCCCAGCCGCTTCAACACTTCCCTCAGGTCGCTGCTCATCAATGACTCCACTAGGTTGGGATTGGGGCGGCACTTGGCTCACATCAATGCTCACCGGATTGCCACCATACGCTTGAAGCCCACCATGATTCTGGGCAAACTGGATGGCCGCCTCTCGGGTTCGTCCGTGCGCCTGCCAATTGCAGGAGCAAGTCGCCAAGAAGGGATAGGTGTCGTTTTCGACCGGCCGCACAACAATATCGTGACTGACAGGAATAGCCATGTTCATATTATACCATGCAGTTATAGGGGACCCAAAGTGGTTGATAGCCCACCCTCACCTTGCTGGGGTGGGCCACCTCGCTTCTCCGACCATGAGGGCGGGATAATGAGGCACCTCCTGTTGGCTAGTAGCCTGTGACTTTGCTGCGGCCACGCTGGGAGCGGTCGCGGTGTTCACGCACCTTGTCCATGATGTTGCGGGCGTGGATGGCGTTCCACGTTTGGGTGGCGTAGCCTAGGCAGTCGAGCACATCGACGGTGCGGCTGCCGGGGTAGTTGAAATATTCGTTGAGGAATTGGCTTTGGTCCTTGCGTACCCAGACGCGGCCCTCCCGAAAGAGCGGCTCCAGCGACTCTATCCTCATGCGCTTCTCGTTGCGGCCATGGCCGGTCCGTAGCTCTCGGACGGTTAGGGAGCGCTTCTCGACTTTGTTGCGGTACTCGATGTGGCCCTTGAGGTACTTTTGGGCGGCAATGGTCTCCAGCCAGAACTCGCGTAGGTTCCACTTTTCGGCCATGTCGTAGATGGTCTTCATGAGGTCGTCGGTGCTTTTCTTCTCGGCCCACACGTCGAGCAGATAGACCATGTCGGTCTCGGGGTCAAGGCCGGTCACCACGACGCTATGGTTGCAGCGGCCCTCCTCACCGGCGTGGTTGGGATCGACAATCATGCTGCGGATGAGCACGTTGGGGTCGATGTCGCGGATAGTCTTGCCATCACGGACTTCATGGCGTAGCCAATGGCGGCCCTGCTGGTGGATGAGGGGGCTAGCCACGGGTTCGTAGTAGCGTAGCCAGTCCTTGGCGAAGACGCACTCCTCCGGGTTGACCGCAAGGTTGAGGTATTGATGCGAAAAGAAGTAGGGGCCTTGGACCCGGCGAATCTCTTCGAGGATGGCCACGGTGAATTCCTCGGGGAAGATGGGCTGGCCCGGCGGATGCCGGTCGCAGCAGCCACCAAGAGCGCCATGACTTTCTATGGCAAATTCGGGCTGGTTCTCGCGTATCCAGCCGCTAAGGTCGTTGGGAGCCCATCGGTTGTTGACTACGGTCCAAGCGGCGTTTTCGTAGCTCTGGAAGGCACCGATGAGCAGGCGGTGGTAGTCGATGGTCTTGTTCATGACCAGCTCGGATTCTAGGGCTTCTTTGCCGATGACATCATCTTCGGTCACGTCGTCGTAGTGGCGAGATTGGAGAGCACCGCCGACGCCAAGGTAGTCGTAGGTGCCCTCACCTTGGGGGCCACGGCTGGAGCAACGGTGGGTCTTGCTTTCGCTGTTCCATTCGTCGGCGTTGGTCGGGATGATGTCCTCAAAGACGAAGCGGAAGCGGTCGTTGCTCTGATAGTGCCAGTCGATGCGCTTGCCGATCTTGACGGCGTTGCCGATGATCTCGCTGACCGTTAGGGCGCGGCGGGCCGGATTGTGGCAGCGCTTCATCCATGCAATCCAAGCGTCGTCGTAGCCTAGTTCACGCATGGCCATCTCGTCGATCTCATTGAAGGGCAGGCTCCTCCACATGGAGCGGCCCTCTGTGACCATAACTGTTTTGTAGTGGTCACGGGGCATCTCCAATAGGAAGCGCGGCCGGTCGGTCTCCAGCGACTCCAAGACTGGCTTGTGCAGGTTCTCACTGAGCTTGGAGCGCTGAAGGACGAATTTCTCGAAGAAGAAGAGGCTGCCTAGGGCGTTGAGGCGGACCACCATCTTCCACTTGGCGGAGTTGCTAAGGTCGGGTACGGGCAGGGGAACCCAGCGCATTATTGGCCTACCTCCCCCACGGTGCCGTCTGACCCGCCAGTCGCCGGGCTAGGTAAGCACCAGCATAGGCATTGGCTCTGCTGGTGGGGGCATGATTGCCGCGTCCGCTGGCTTAAGGCTCTCGCCAGTTCTTCCCGTGGGGGCGGTTCAAAGTAGAAAGGGGCCACAAGATACTGCTCGACTTGGAAAGGAGGAAACAAGTGAGTCTGAACGTGGCCCCATTTCTTCTATATATAAGATTTAACGCATGGCCCATGAAAGGCCATGCATCTATAATG